TTAACGAACTAGGTGCAGGAAGTGCAGATGTTTTTCATACTGGTCGAGTATGTCATTAATAAGCTGTTCCTGATTCCAGCCCATCACATCATAATTTTGACCACCTTCTTTGAGATAGACCTCAGCGCGATAATATCGATGTTGTTCAGCATGATGCTCATCATTATCCATCGCAGCTAGGGCGAATGTCGGTGAGTTATACCCGCGAAGCCTCACTTCATAAATATAATTCAGCTCGTTGCCCAAATCGACTTCAAGTCGAATACGATCATCGGCAGCGTCACTGATATGGCTTATCGTCCCCTGCTTGTTCAGTTCTTCCTGAACGAGCGTCATGGCGGGTTGGATAACGTCGTCCATAAAGCGTTTCACAAGAGAACGCTTCGGCAGATAAGCTATATTGCGCAACCTTCTCTGCCACGGAATTGGGTTACGTGCAGCCGTCGGAGCAATAGTCGCCATGCTCAGGCTTTCACGCTTAGTCAAATCCCGACGCAGGGCTTTTAACAGTCCGTATATGGATATCAATAAGATAGCTGAGAAGGGTAATGCACTTGCTATTGTCACCGTTTGCAGCGCGCTTAGCCCTCCTGCAAGGAGAAGCGCAATAGCAACAATTCCCATGAGCGAGGCCCAGAAGATTCTCTGCCAGACGGGTGTGTTTGCCACCCCACCTGATGCCAGAGTATCTACAACCATTGCCCCCGAATCAGCAGATGTGACAAAGAAGACAATGACCATCGCCATTGCAATGAATGACAGTACGGAGGAGAACGGGAAATGCTCCAGGAAATTGAACAGGGCCAGAGCAACATCCTGCTGAACGGTATTGGCGAGGTCAGTCGCCCCCTGGTTCATAATAAGATAGATCGCGCTGTTACCAAATACCGTCATCCACATGAGCGTAAAGCCGGCAGGAACAAACAGCACACCGGTGACAAACTCGCGAATGGTTCGGCCGCGGGATACCCGTGCGATGAACATCCCCACAAACGGCGACCATGAAAGCCACCATCCCCAATACAATAATGTCCAGCCTCCCAGCCAGTTGCTCGACTTAGGTTCATACGCGTAAAGGTTGAACGTTTTACTCACCAGTTCTGAAAGATAACCGCCCGTATTTTCCACAAATGACTTCAGCAGAAGCACGGTTGGTCCCAGACACAGGACCAGCGCCAGCAACAACAACGCCAGGCCCAGATTGAGCTCAGACAGGATGCGTATTCCCTTGTCCAGGCCCGACACCACTGAAATCGTCGCTAACCCCGTGATGACCACGATCAGAATGACCTGCACAGTTTCATTAATGGGTATCCCGAAAAGATGGTTCAAACCGGCATTCACCTGCAAAACACCGTAACCCAACGATGTAGCAACGCCAAAGACCGTGCCTATAACAGCGAAAATATCAACCGCATGGCCTACAGGCCCGTATATGCGATCGCCAATAATGGGATAGAGTGCGGAGCGCAGCGTTAAAGGCAAACCGTGACGGTAACTGAAGAACGCCAGAATCAGCGCCACAATGGCATAGATTGCCCATGCGTGCAGGCCCCAGTGGAAGAAGGTCAGACGCATTGCTTCCTTCGCTGCCGCAACGGTCTCTGGAGTGCCGACGGGGGGCGAAAGATAATGCATCACAGGTTCGGCAACGCCAAAGAACATCAGGCCGATCCCCATCCCTGCCGAAAAAAGCATCGCAAACCAAGAGTGGTAGCTGAAATCAGGCTGCGCATGGTCCGGGCCCAGCTTGATATCGCCGTAGCGTGAGAGTCCCAGGAACGTGACACTCAGTAAAATCAGGGCCACAGCCAGGATGTAGAACCAGCTGGCATTCGTGAAGATTTGTTGTTGAAGTAGTTTAAAATTTTTGTCGGCAACATCCGGGAATACGGCGGCAAAGGCGACAAGAAGGAAAATTAACAAAGCAGATGTAAAGAATACTGCTTTGTTAATCTGGCTTTTAGACTTCTTTGGGATTATATCATTTTCACTCATAATCATTTATTCCATTAATTTAAATCCGCATTGGATAAAGGGTACTACCACTCATAGAGTAGCAAAGTTCAACTGACAATGCGGCATTAATCGGAACGCATGGTGCAACGAGGTTCGATACAAATCATCTTATATATTCATATTTTTAAAGGGCTCCTTAGCTAGTCAGCCTTCCACTTCTTGGGGCATTAAATTTGCATAATCTGCATCAGACTTGGGATATACGTTAATTGAAGCAATATTGATTACGAATGACCAGCGTCTGCTTCTGGGCACATAGCAGCCCTTAAGACGGCGGCTCGTCGTCATGGGGAGATCGGAGATTCAAATCCTCTCGTGCCGACCAAAAATCATCTAAGAACCAGCCTGTTACGGCTTTTTTATGTCTGTTTTCTGAGCGGGGGATACTCCGGGGAATAACTGGGGAGAAACACAACCATAACTTTTAAATTTGCCTGGCAGTACAGTGACTGTGTAGTTGATGATGAAAAACCGGGTGTCTGCTGACATCAACAGACCCCGTAATTACACAGCAGTGCATATTGGATACGCTATATCCTTAGCGAGTGGGTAAATTTATAGTCATTACAAAGATGGTTGTCATTAAATCTTTGTGATTGATATCTAATATTTTTAACTAAAATCTTACCAAGATCATAAGTGGTCAAATAACCACCAATTGAGCATAATTATTCTTTCCCATGATGTGTTTCTATCTACATCACCGGGCAGTCATCAAACTCCGCATTGCTGGCATCATTAATGATGTAAGTAATCACCCCGAATATAGCGGGTGCAGAACCGTAACCGTCATCATCTACTGGTAGCGCCTCCCTTCTCCCGCTCTCCAGATTAATCAGATGGGGTTGAGGATGAGTCCGATATCGCTTGATCCTGAACTCCCCGTCGATTGCACATTGAATCGCCACGGATTTAACAGACACCTCAGAGTCATTTTTGGACTGACCCCGCCCCGGTAGTGTCATAGACATCCAGCAGATTGGCCCTGATATGTTCGTCGGAAAAGTGGAATAGATACTGATCGGGTTGGATTTTAGCTATTACTGTTCCCGCACCTGGCTGCGTAACGTGCGGGAACAGTAAGCTCATCAAGGCGCGCCGCCAGTTTAGTGCTGACAGAGCGCTGATAAGCCGCTTCAAAAATAAGGCATTCTGTATAACGCAGCCCGAGGCGTATCCCTGCTGACTTTCGAACCGGAATCATCACTGTCTCTTCCACTTCTTCAATCTCTGGCACGAACTCATCATTAACAAGCTTGTACTGAAGCGCGTCTTCTACTCTACGCTCGACCGTAACTTCTACGCCGTCAACAATACCGGACTCCCTGATAACTCCCGGCCCACGCTTCTGACGTGAAACAGTCCTGATTTGAGGTTCGAATACTTCTTCGAATATTTCGTCTTCACAGAACAACGCGTAACGGCGCGGATCCAGCCCCTCAGATTCAAACGCCGTAGCAACATCCTGTGCAATCAGCCCTGCATGTAGCCGCGCGTCCTCACCTTTTTCATTCAGTGACTCCAGTATCTGATAAATTGTCGGCGGCACTTTAGCCCATGCCCGTAATTCAGCATCGGTTAACGCTCCACGTGATTTTTTCGTCGTTATATCAGAGGTGTTGATTGCAGCAGTACCCGCATAGATAACTGACGCGCGTGCGCTCGGCGTCCCTACAGAGGAATTATTATCCGTTTTAAAATCAATGTTACCCGCGAACAGTGACCTGCCTGACTCAAATACGGCAAAACCGGTTTTTGGCGAAGCCTCAGCCTTACCGATGCCAACCTGGAACCTTACAGGATCTGCCAGCGAGGTTTTGTATTCAGAGAATCCGCCAAGTGCCGCGCAGTAAGGATCTGCGATTGTATGTCCTCTCCCACCGGCAAAAGCGTAGGGAGTATTAATGGTATTGCCGTAACCGAAAGCTGCTGAGTTTTGCGCCTGAGCAGCAAACATATTCAGGCGGCCCCATGCTATAGAATAACTCGCACCGGACTCCATCGTTACCTGATACCCTCCAGCAAGCGCATTATTTGCAGCTGTACATTGATAACCCCAGTGAATCGCGTGCGACGCAGCAGGGCCGTTCGCCGGAAAATCACCCGTTGTGGAGCCTGCACTTACCAGGCTCGAAAATTTTGCCAGCGCGATGGCCTCGCCACTCCACGGACCCGCCCCCCGGGCAGAGAACGCTGCAAGAGTATGGCGGTGTGTGACCCCGCGTTCATGCAGTGCTTGCCAGATTCGATAATAGCCATGTTCCCAAAGGGATGTACCCAGCCAGTGCGTGTAATCTCCCGCACCATCAACGTCGTATTGTGTCTTTAGTCCTGCAGAGTTCACATAAATGCAGTTGCGGTTGTGGTTTTCACAATAATCCAGTTGCGCCTGCCAGACCTGGTAACGCATGTGTAATCCGCTCATACCCATGATAAACATCGGTGTGGTATCAGACATCCAGCTTTCAGCACGAAACTGCCTGTCCAGCGTGGCAAGCTTGCTGCGGTAATCCGTAATGGTATCTGTCAGTCCGTTAGCTTCCCCTTGCGCAAAGACAACCATATCGACTCTCGTCTTCCCTGTGGCGACAATTTCCGGTGAGGCCAGCGCCGCTTCAACCTTGCCTTTTATCGCTGCGTAGCGGACTGAGTTAACCCCCTCCCCTGTCCAGTCCTCAATGGAACGCCCACCTGCCGCATCATAGATGATGAACACCTTTTCTGCCTTAAACTCATCCACAAGGCGATGTGCAAATGCCAGCGCTATATTGTTGTTGCCGCCGTTCCCGTTCGGACTGGAGCGTGACAGCGGTGGACGGGTATAATCACTGCTTCCCCAGTCGCCCGTTGCACCATCCCAGATAACGATTTTATCGCTTGCCGGATTAGGCCCTCCACTATTTGCACCGACTGCATTCGACTGTCCGGTAATGACAATAATAAAGATTTTCTGAGCCAGTATCTCACCCAGCGTCAAATCACCCAGTCCTACCAGCCAGGCTCCATCCGGTAGTGCCAGTTCCTGACGCAGCATGTCAGCGTCCATCAGGACCAGATGATTAACATCCTCTGCCCAGCTTATGGCATCCGTTCCGCGGGTCGTGAATGGAACATCCGTTGCTGTATTCAGTCTCCAGAACTGCCCCTGATACCGGATTGTCTGATTTCGTGCAGTGAAAGTAAGAGGACCGTCCTCGTAATCGCCGAGAAAGTCATATCCGGACTTAACAAGAAATTCCTGAAAGGCAGCAGAAAAGCGGGCAAGTTGTTTCTCATGAGCTGACTCCATACCGTGCCAGGTTTTACGGGAATGTCCAAGACGATCATTACGTCGATCATTCACCTGGTCATTCATCAGATAATCCATGTTTTGCGCGTTATCGTTAAGGTCTTTTGCAGCAGCAGATCCCAGCGGGTTGCCGGTGTTATAAGTCGTCATATGAGCCTCATAAACGAAAAAACCCGCCGAAGCGGGTGATAATTAAATAGGTGACATCAGGCTGTATCGCCGGGATATGTTGCATTGTCGTGATCGTAGAAGCTGGGTTTATACTGTTTCGCCGTTATCTGACATGTGCCGTCAGATTGTGGGGCTATCTCTGAGACAAGAACGTTATAGCCCACTCGTGAAGAGTCGCAGAAAATCAGGCGTGGCGGTTCAATGCCGGGATCATCAAGAATCATGTCATCGAACGTCGCCAGGTAAGGCACGGAAACCCGGTAATCACCTGCACTGGTCGCCACCATAAGTGAGGAAGCCGAACCATCCTGATAACGAATCAGCACGCGAGGATTTGGAAACGACCAGTCAAGCCGCTCTGTCACCGTGAATGTCGTTGTGCCATCCACAGACGCCATCGACTCAATCAGTGTGCTGACCGTCTGGCTACCGGGTATATCGTCAGTCAGCACGATACGGTCGCCGATGTTATAGCAAAGTGCGTCCAGCTCAGTAGATGTCGTATGGGTCAGCCGCTGCTGCTGATACTTCATCAACCGGCGCATGCCGATTTGGTACGCGCGATCACGATCAAGCACACCATCAAGAGTGTAGTCTTCGATTTTGACAGGGGTTGGATTATCCGGGGTCCGGCACTGTACCGTCTCCTCAGCCCAGGTCGTTCCGTTGATATACGTGACATCAACACCGTCATAATCGTCACCGGAGGGAGCAACGAATGCAGTTTGCAGGTCTTCAGTCATCTCATGCGGACTGATAACCCCGGACCATGGCTTTACGCCTTCACGCGCAACCGAAGCAAGCCCGTCCGTCAGCAGAAAATAACTTTTCCCGGCGTTGGCTATCTTCTGCAAAACCTCCAGCGCAGATGTGCTGTCAGTCGTCTCGAAATCGAAAAACTCATTGCCAGGCGTCCAGTACGCACTTTCCAGCGCATCAATGGCGTCGGTGTCCATATCCAGCCCCAGCGAGTTACCAACGTGGTACAGGGCGCCAGAGATGCTTCTTGGTGCGCCAGTGTCGTAAATCCTTGTCGCTACCACGTTCACCCGGCGATCGGACTGAGCGGCCAGCTTGCCGCCTGTTTCCACCGTGACACCCATCGTCGTTACGCCAGCGTACGATGACGGCGAGGTCAGAAGGCGGCCACGCAACGATTGCCAGTACATATTATCGCGGCTGTTATCCTGTCCCTGCTCGTTAGTGCGTCGACACCGCACTTCAACAAGGCCAGGAGAACTCAGCGTGATGCGCTCAGTAAAACCAAGACCATTTATATTTTTTGTATTATACGAGCCGGTTTTGCTCATCCATCCAGAACCAGAGCCATAGACGCGGTACTGAACTTCCCAGCGAACCGTTCTGTTTTGTTTTCTCCCTTTTTTGTCGTACCAGCAAATGCCATTCGGGAAGAAGAAATTCACTTCAAACATGTCGATGGTTTCATTATCCGGGCATGCCAGAAACGGCCCCATCCAGGAATCATTCTGGTTAACGCCAGATGCGTCAAAATCAAGCACGGTGCGCGCAACGAAACCCGGCCATGTGTTATTGACAACGCCGTCAATCAAGCGCTGAAGAGTCACACTTGTGCCGTCAACGTCGAAAATTTTGTACTGATATCCGGCGTGAGAAACGGAAAGCCTGATATCCCCCTCTGGAATACCCGTAAAAGGCGTGCCGGTGTCACTCTCATAAGCCAGCGTTACCGAGGCGGTGACTTCCTCTTCTTCCTCTGTCGCGTCTGCATGCGGCGTATACGAAGCGATAAACAGGCTATAGTCGACGCTGTTGTACCAGAGCGTTACCGGCATGCCGACATAAGGGGCGAGTTCCGCCAGATTGTCACTGGTAATTCGGCTGTATGCGCCATCGTTGGTTACAACAAACTGATCGGGTACGATTAGCTCAACCGTTGCGCCAGCAATCCACGAATCAGGCAGCTCGTTTGTTGCAGTATCGTCGTCAGCGCTTAATCCGTTAAACGTGATTGTGCTTCCAGACACCGTCAGTGACTGCGCAACAACATCATCCTTGTCCGGCGCCGTCTGGGCCATATCCAGCCCGGCGCCAGAGCTGGTGCCTCCAACTTCAGTGGAGTTAAACCAGTTTTCGCTACGGCGATCACCAGCCACATTCTGGCCGGGCTGAAAAACGGTGTACGCGAAACTATCACCCAGCGATGAAACAGGCGTGGCACCAACACGCATATCCCCTTTGCCGAATGAAAATTGTCCGAATCCCAGCGCGACGAACATTTCAACGGTCATCACTGTCGGATCATCCTGGCTGAAGCGGGTTACCGGCTGTACTACGTAATCGGGGTAAATTCGGCGGCGTCCGAACAGCTCACGAATCGGCTCCCCAAGCTTAGCCTGGTTGGCTTTAGCCGGGTTTACATCGAGTGAATCGCCTGTTCCTGATGAATACCCTCCCGGATCGACCGCGCCTGGTGCAAAAAATAGCGCATATGCAACGGATGCGGCAGAAATAGCAACAGCTATCCACGCAATTGTCCCGGCCTCCAGCCCGAAAGGGATCGGATAGATACGTACTTCACTGGATGGGGCTATGACATAATCGAACCATTCCGTTGCGGGAATATTTTCGCCATCAACTTCAACCGCAATCGGGTGTTTAATATCTGAACGATAATTATCAACGTTGCCCGACAACCACTGATGAAGAGTCAGCGCGCCATGTTCATGTATTTCCAGCGGCTCGCCGGGTAACCGGGATGGATAAATTCTGATAGTCACTGCCAGAACTCCACTTTAACAAACCGACGCATAAAGCGCGGCAATGGAAGGATGGTCACGTTGGTCTTTGGGTTGCATTCCACAACATAAAGTTGCTCGTTAATATCCACCACGACTGCAACATGCGTCACCGCTGAACCGGAATAGCAATAAACCCCTGCACCAGCGCATGGCTCGCATTGGGAAAGAGTCAGTGAGAAACTTTTTGCTTCTCGATCAAGGCCACCATCGTCTTTAGTCACTCCGGCAAAATCCGGCCATTCATGAAGCCCCAGATCACGACGCACTTCATTCACGATGCCGAAGCAGTCAAGTTCAGGGTAAGCGCGTCCGCCCTTCAGCCATTTAACTGAAAGGTATTTATCTTGATTGAACATTGAAACTCCTTAGCTCATGTAACGAAGGCCAGGATAGAACGGGAGTGTGTAGCGATAGCGGGGCCAGGCTGTATCCAGCACGTTCATGTACCCTGCGATAATCTGCGCCTGCGTCGAGGTCCAGTACCCGTTTTTAACCGTCAGGGTATAAGGACGTTCGGCGGGAGCGGTTAAATCGTCAGAGGTAAACTGGCGGTAAGTCACTGTGGCGCCGCGCAAGTTTTCCATCGCGCTACGCACGGATGTCGACGCCTCGCCATTAATGTTAGAGACTGCAAACTGTAGATCCTGTGTACCGTCGCTGTTTCGCGCAGGTAACGCAACGTCGATGGTGCTTGCGATAAATGTCACTTCTTCGCCGGTTTCCGTTGTCGCGGTTATGTCGTCATAGCCATCACAGAGATACAGAGCATCATCACCGATGTTGATCTGCAGGGTTTTGATAATGACCTCTTCACCGGAAGAGGCGTACAGTCGTTTTAAAGTCGGGCTGGTCATGCTTCGGGCCACTCCCTGTTAATTGCAATATCAATGATGCTGCTGTTGATGATGTAATCCGGGAACTCAGCCCAGCCATCGCCAAGAACAGGACGTGTCCATAGCTCCAGCGTCGCGGAGAACTGCCAGTAAATCGGGGTGACCAGCGTCGGCCCCTGATAGATATCGGTGAACCGGCATTTATAGAACTCAACGCCAAGCGGGGTCTGTAGTCGCATAAAAAACCAGTCAGCACCGTCAGTGATCGTTTCGCGGTACCAGGCCTCAAATAGCTGGGCCTGAATGTCCGTTTCAAAAAACCACTGCACATTTGCCTGTGTTGGCGTGGAAATGAATGCCCGGCGCTGACGGGCACGGCCGGTTGTCATTTCAGTACGCATTAACGGACTGACTGGCTGAAATGCATAGCCCTCCTGAAGCGGCATAGGGAGATAGTCGTGGGGGTAGTATTTTTCTGCCACTTTTCCTCCGGGCATAAAAAACCCGCCGTTAAGCGGGTTCTTGACCTAAATTTGTTATCCGTCAGGCAACGTCAGCACCATGGTTCAGATGGCGAAGAGATTCAATGCCGTTGGTGTTATAGCGGAATGCTTCAACCTGCTTAGTGGAGTGAGCCGACTTATCCAGAAAGAATTTGCCGTACTGCTCAGTTTTGAGGTTATTCGCGTTAGCTATGCGGCCGATTTTATTGGCGCTGACGCCCATTTTCAGTCCAGCCTCTGCTGCCATGAAGTAATGCTCTTCAATCACCGGCAGCGGGATAGCGTCATGGACTCTTACCCGCGATTAGATACGATGAAGTATGAGTAGATATGGTGAGTTAGAGATATCTTGAGAGCATCAAGTAAATGGCACTAATTGTTAAAAAGCCCACTTGAGTGGGCTATGCGTCTTTAATATGGAATTTGCTTAAGAAATCTTTGCATGGCGTAAAACGCCTTGCTGTCACCTTGTGAATCAATGATTGCATCCGACATCACGCCACTACCAGTTTCAACAAAAATCCAAGCCTTTTTAGCTGTTGATAATTTCTTGATTAAGTCTAAGGGCACAAGGTAATCCTTGCGGGACTGTGCATATGCTGAGTAGTTAGCTAAAGGACGCTCATAACGAGTAAGATCGCCACCATCACGCAGTTGATACTTTTTGCCATCTATCTCCAAGTAGGCACTTCTAACAAAATCAGTAGTGTTCATCAGGGAAATATTGAGAAGGGCGGTATCTTTCTCACTTTCAGCCCAGAAAGCTCCAATTGCTATACACTGCATACTTTTGCAATCAGTTCCATGTGGCTGCATTAACACCGTCTTACTTCCGCTATGACGATCAACTCCGGTTATAGCTTCCTGCCCTTGATTATTAGCACATCCAGTCAAAAATGAAGCGACAAAAGCCGCTAACAATAATTTTTTCATATCCCTATCCCCAACAGTAAACATAACCTGATGTTATCACAGGCCGGGTGCATGGCAATGTGGGGCGTCCTTGCCTGCAATCAACCTATCTTCCTTCCCGTATTGTACTTACCGGAGAGAGCCTTAAATACGTCACCTCTCCCATTAGCAAGGTCATGAGCCACCTGCTGATATCCCTGCTTTGCCCCTTTCGCAGCTGCCTGCTGGACAAGCATAACGGTAGAATCAGATGGGTTGCCGTTAATAGTAATCGGAGGCACTGTGACTGTAGGGCTGATGATGGTGGTATTGCTGTTGTTGTTGCTGACACTCTGAACACCCGTTCCGTATCCCGGCCTACTGAGCGTTGCATCAAGCGGTTTACCATTCCGAAGCGCCTCAAGCTGAGTCACCCCGATCCGGTTCGTTGATGCTTTATCGAAAACATACTCGCCCTTGTGAACAATGCCAGCCGGGTCGTATTTACCACCGGGGCCGGTATAGCCGCCAGTTGCGAAGCCAACGCCAGAAATTGTCGATATATTGGAAACAATACTAGCTGTAGCTGCTGCAACAGACGCCATTGCCGCAATGTTGTAAGGAAATGGATTGGCTGCTGCCATAGCAATACCCTGCTGGATAGAAATCAGGGACTGAGCAATCGCAAATGCCTTGCTTGCAGCAAATGCAGCCTTATAAATCCCTGACTGCTTACCAAATCCTGTTTGCGCTATTGAAACCACACTATCAAACATAGACTGAGTGGCTGCGGTCTGAATCTGGAAGTTCTGATTGCTCAACGCCGCAGTCTGATCGGCATACAATCTCCGCGTCTCATACATCTTTTGCTCATATTCTTTCGTGGTCAGGTCCATTTGCTGATATGCAGCGAGCTGATCAGCTTGCCACATATCTAAATCCATTTGCGCTCGCTGTATTTCCTGCGATTGTTGCTGAATGCCTCCCCACGAACCAGATAACTCGCCCCCCACAGGCGAAAGACTGCCTGTCACTTTCTTTACCGAACTCGGTAGATGTGCAGTTGTACTACCGAGAATATTTGAACGGGTTTGTTCATACTCTCCCAGCATCAATTGCCCGGTCGCTTTTGCCTTTTCCAGAAGCTCGAGGCGGTCTCTAAGAAGGTTATTTGTCTGCTCATCCTTTGTTCGAACCTGCTCCTGCATCTTCCGGTAGTCATCCAGCGTCTTAACCGAATTTTGCAACACTTCCTGATTTTTGTACGCCTGAAGGATTTCCTCAGAACGCGCCAGAATTGACTTCTGATCGGCGGTGAGTTGCGTTTTAGACCTGAGGTCAGCAATCTGTTGTTCAAACTTTACTCGCGCCTGTGTAGCGCTGTTCAGCTTGTCGCCGGCGTCCAGTTGAGACTGCATCGCGGCAGTTTGCTGGTTTATCTGGTCGAGTAGCCGGGTTGCTGCGTCTTCGGAGTAAGATTTGCCTTTTCTGCCGCGATTTCCCTTCTGTAGCGACTTCTCATAACGAGCATTTTCACGCTGGATAGCCTGATCAATTGCCGCCTGACTTGCCCATGAATTCCTGATTTCATTCAGTGTGCGCTGGTGACGCTCTTCCTCGTTTTCATATTGCTGGTTGAGTTTCTTTGTCGCATTAAATTCTCGCTTTTTCCTTTCCTCTTCGTTTTTATCTGCCTGCTCTCTGGCGTTGTCCAGGCTTTCGCGAAAATCAATTTCTTGCAGCTTCTTCAGTTCATTTTTCAGGTCATCAGCGGTAAGTCCGGTCTCATTAAAATACAGCCCCTTACTTACAGGATTCGTCTGGAACTCAACAAGTTTTCGCTCAATTTCATCTATTTGCTGCTTGGTCGTCTTCACGCGACCGATATCCAGCATTTTGTCCCATGCGCTTTTTGCTGCGTCACCAAGCCAGTTCCAGGCTGTTTCCAGTGAGCCTAAGCTAGCCTTAATTTCTTCTGAGCGGGTTCGCATTGCAGATGAATAGCTTTCCATGGCTATTCTCGCCGCTTCCTGGCTTCTGCCCTGCTCGGCAAGAGTGGTGATCTGCTCTAACTGCGTAGCGGTGAGGAAGTGGATCGATTTATCAAGCTCTTTTACAGCATTTACTGGGTCGTCTTGAATGCGCTGGAACTGTTTTATTGTGTCATCGACTGACACTCCTACCGAGTCCCGCATTTTTTCAGCAGTATCGGCTATCATCATAATGCTGGAGCCTGAAAAGCTGCCTGTACCAACGACCTTTGCAATACTTTCAGCAAATTGACTCTGGGATATTGAAAATGTCGAAAGCGACTTCGCCATTATCTGCAACTCACCGGCAGTTTTACCAGCATAGCCACCTGTAAGAATAATGGATTTATTATACGCATCCTGATCCTTAGAGCCTTTGTAATAGGCCAGACCAAGAACACCGACCGCCGCAGCCGCCAGAGTAAACGGGTTAATCAGCCCCGCCACATATCCGCCAACTCCTTTAATCGCTGGCCCGATACCGCCGAACATATCTTTAAGCTGACCGCCCTGCTGCAATAAGACCGTCATCGGAGCCTGACCGGAAGCGAGGCTCACGACAATATCGGTCATTTGCGCTGGGATCATGCGCATCTGGTACGCCATCGCGCGGGACGTGACCCCGGTCTTCTTCATTGCATCCTGGGTGATTTCCAGTTGCTTACGGGTAGTCGCAAGGCTGGAAGAAAGCACATCGTATCTTTCCGGCGACAACATACCAGAAGCCTTCGCGCTGTCGAGTTGCTTCTGCTGGTCTGCCAGCCTTTTAAATGCCGTACCTATCGGGTCAAGCTGAGCGGAAAGACGCTGAAGTGACGCGCTTTGCTCATCCCTGGCTTTTGCTGCTGCTCTTTCAGCCAGCGCCTCGCCATTGATTGCTTTTTCTGTCTCGCGGAGCTTAGATGCCAGATAATCGAAATCGTCATCCGGCAAAATCCCAGCCTTCTGGTATTTCTTGAGTTCCTGATATCTGTCATCCAGCTTATCAAGGGCCGCACTAACCGGGTCAATCTGGTCCCTTAGTTTTGCAAGCGCTTTTTGTTGCTCGCTCAGTTCCTGCCGATGGTTCCGCGTCTCTTTGGAAACAGATTTTTGCACTATGTTGTAATCAATGAACTCATGCTTCAGGCTGTCTGTTGACCTTTCCGCCTGCTCGCCAGCCTGGGTGATTCTAGCCAGCGCCGTCGCCAGATTATCGGCATTATTCTTTGCCCCGGAACTATCCAGAACAATAGCAAGGCGTGATGTTTGTTCGGTCATTTACCTTTCTCCGGGCGTAAAAAAACCCCGCCAGAGCGAGGTTGTGTTCAGTCTTCATTTTTCTGTCGCTCGTTTGCGTCGGCGATCTTCACGCTTTTCCTCACGCTGTACATCGTCGAACACCTTCATTATCGCCTTCAACATCATGAACTTGATAAAGTGGTGATTAACGCAGCCGTAAATGCGTAACTGCTCTGTGAATTCTTCAGCAAACCGTAGCGTCTCCACCATGTTCTTCTCGCCTTTCATGAACTCCGAGAAGTCTCGCCCAGCTCTGGAGGCGCATTCAACAATTCAGTTTTTCATGCTCATGCCGCCGCATACAGTAACTTCATTTGCCCTTTGACGGGGAACGCGGCCAGACATGGGCAGCCAAGAGCGGTACGATGAAATCCACCGCCCTGTCTCAGACTCACACTACGGAAAGCTCTTGCTGGAAGATGCGCACGCGAATGCACGATTTGTTGCGGGTATAAAAAAGCCCCGGACTGTACCGAGGCTCATTTCTTCTTGCTGCTTCCTTTCTGTTCCTTCGCCCACTCATCCCGCCAGGCATCGTCGAGGGCAAGTATCGAAGCATCAAACTCTGTACGGTCAATCAGGATAGAACGTGAGGCCAGATAGCGCTCGATATCGTGCAGTGACAACGGGAGCGGTACGCCAGCCATTCCGGTATACTGTCTGCCACGAGATATCATTGCGTAAGCGTTGAGTATCTCCCCCGTTACAGCATCAATCTCAGGCTCAGGAATTGGCGGGAGTTTTAATTTCTCCCTTCGCCACTTTGCCTTTTCACCCTGCTCCCCGCCGAATTCACTCAGCCACTTCTGCGCTTCGATGACTTTTTTACGGTTTCCTGCTTTTGCTGCTCTTTGCCCTGGGCGATGCTGGCTGCCTCCGCCAGAATTTGCCAGTAAATCGCTGGCTCCTGTTTCAGAAGTGCAGCTCCGCGTTCCGGCGTGTATTCAATCGGAACTTCTTCGCCATCAACAAGCTCACCAACGCCCTTCCAGTCTTTGAGCAGGTAATGCGCACAGTTGTCGATAAGCAGATCATCAGCAGAGTCTATTTCCCCGACCGCTGACAGGCTAAATTCGCTGGTTCCAACCTGGTAACTGGCGTCCATTTTTTCAATATGACGACGGATAAGAGCATTACGCGAGCGATACTGGTCGTTATCAATGCTGTTGACCAGCAGTTTCAGGCCTTCAATGGGTTTCAGACCTTTCAGTGGTGTGAACCAGCGCTCACCACCAACATCAATTCGTGGGGCTAGGATAATCATTAAAAACTCCTGCATGAAAAAAGCCCGCGCCACCATGTAGAGCGGAACGGGCAAGGGAAATTTTATGGTTCAGTTACGGTAATCTCGGCGGTGGCGGTGAAGCCTCGCACTTTACCGGTTATCGTTGCGGTGCCGTCGCCGGCTCTGACTACCTGGCAGGTTTTTTGGCCTGTCGATACCACCGTTGCGACAGTCGGATCTGATGACTCCCACTGCACAGCATCAGTCGCACCAGCCGGGGCAAGGTTCGCTGTCAGCGTGACGGAAGTACCGACATCACCTGATGAAGTTTCTGGCGTTACGCTGATTGCCGTGGCAGGGACGGTAACAGCGCGGGTAATCGTCGGCGACTCGTCAGCTGCAGTGATATCCAGTTGAACCTGGATAATGTCGGTATTGCCGCCATCCGGCCAGTCGCCAGAGACCTGCACTTTTGGGAAGTTAAACGTGTACTGTCCTTCGTCGTTCGCCAGTGTGAAACTGAATGGCACGGTTGCGCCGGTAAGCGTTTTACTCCAGACCTCCCACGCTGCTTTTGACCACGACAAAGTGATCGAACCTGACGGCGTGAACGTAGTCGGGATATTGGCCCCGGCATACGGTGAGCCGGTACCGATACAACGCTGAGTCTGAACGTTGTTATCAAACTGGATGTTAAAGGTATCAATACAGAAACCATCACCACCATCGACGCCATTCAGGTTAATTGCAGTGACCTCTTTGAACGAGTAACGCAACTCGCCAGCATTATCAGCAGGTGTGCCTGTGATGTAACTCGTATCGTCTGCTTTTGAGTCCCAACCCAGCCCGGCGAATGTGACTGTCGCGGTAACATCACCATCATTCGGAACTTCCAACTGGAACACGCTTACCTGAGCGCCACGAACAATAGAGGCAATGCCAACGTCCGAAGCGTATGTCGCAAGAGAGAAGGAAATACGGTCATTCCCCATCATCAACACGTTGCCCGCCCACTCCGCGCCAAAACACGAAGCCAGGAAGTCATCATGCTGGCCGTAGCGGAATTTTGCCCCGACATCGCCGCCAACATCGACCGTTCCCAGCGTAGCGCCCTGCGCCATTCGGGTGCCGCCGATCTCGTCGTTGTCGTTGGTGTTCTGGGACGGGCCAACGCCCCAATTGGTGCGTTTGAGAAGATTCCAGACGCCAGCAGGCGTAATTCCTGGTGTCGTCTCCCGGATAAAGGCCGAGAGTACCTTAGCGCCGCTCGACATGCGGTCACCTCCATCGAAGTTAAGCGCTACAGAGCGCGGTAAGGAATATGTAGATTGAGCTGAGACCAGCCGTCGGCCTCGCCCGCCGGGATTGCCGATACAGCGGAGTAACTCAGTCGTCCGTCATTCTGGAATTCGAAATGCTCTGTTAGCTGGTCTGCTGTTCGAGTAAGCAGAATCGTGCCGGTGTAGACCGGTACAAATAGCTGAATGATAAGTACACCGGTTCGATGAACTACCGGCCCGTTCCCAGTTTCGTTGGCTCCCGCCTGCCCTGAAATATTGGTGAAGCGTGCCCAGATATCGCGGCCACTCGGATCAAATAGCGGTCCGTTGGGATAGTCCACCGCATCAGAAGCAATAGCGGTCTGCGCCGTCATTCGGGAAATGACAGCGTTTCTGATTTCTGTAAGGGTCATTTGTAGGCCTGAACGACACCGTGAAATGAAACTGCATAGACGCCCGCTGGAGCCTGCGTTGAATGCCCGTTCTCCAGAGGTACGGAGTAAGGAAGGTTTGACTGGATATAAATCACTGAGTAGGCCGGAGCCTGATCGATGATGTTTTTACCGTTGAGAAATGTCGTCGTTCCGCGCGGGTCCTCCTCTGTTGGAACCGAGTAATCCGGTGATCCGATACTTACGAAATGCGAAGCCCTGAACGTACCCGCACGATAATCTGCCGGGCGTTTGATATCCATGCTGTCGTTAACACGTACTTTCTTCCTGAGTCGCCCGGTTTTGGTCAGATTATCCGGGTTGTCGTAGAGCGATTCGTTCCATTCTCCAACCGCTTTGGAGTACTCGACGGCGGTAGCGTTAATCGCCCATAACTCTGGATTGCCGACAGGAGACCGTTTCACGATTTCATTCAGCAGCTGTGTAGCGATGGCTCGCTGCCGCAACCTCACGTCATCGGCCACCAGCCCGGCGAATGCTGCCGGGTCAATACTCCAGCCCTTAGCCATATCACGCCCTCCGTAACTGGATGGAATACGCAGCACCAGCAGAATCAACAGCGGCGGTTATGACCTCATAACGCTGAGGTACACAAGTTATCGGTTCCGGCGCCGTGACAAAGTGCCCGACTGCTGGCCTATCGGTCACCTCGTTAACCAGGGCGGTTAATTTCAGGTCACCGTGCAGGATATTAACGCCATCGATACGACGGAGTTTGTACCGCGCCATAACACCACGCCCTGAATACATCACCTGCATTTCACTGCCGGTTTCCGTTACCGGATCCCAGTCACCTCGAACGGTGTATGTTCCAGTGAAATCCTTAACAGCATCCTGCAGGTCGGTATCGAATGCTGCGGCGACTTCAGTTTGTAGCTCGTCACGTATGCCCATGCTACCTACCCCCTGACCAACCGCACCTGCGACTTACTAACGCCATATGGCATAAGCATGGCCAGCGCAAGCTGCAGGTCGGAATCGAGTAATGCCGTGCTATTGGTGGCGATCTCGGCATAGGACTTTGAAACAGAAACATCGTCAGCATCAACCGTCTTACTCAGCAGCACCCCAGAATCGGTTTTCTGCTGATACAGCCCGTCATTTGATGCAGCCAGTGCCGCATAGGCGCCAGCCTGCTTCACATCGTCAGGAATAATGGTTTCGTTAGTAGCCTTATTGCACGGAAGCTTCAGATTGAGACCATTCATCCAGGTGTTAGCCATCAATACAGACCTGACTTTTTTGCTTTCATCAGTCCAGGAATCTCCCAGATTGGAATTGACGTCTTCAACAGTTATGAAGGTGAGCATCTATTACTCCGTTTCTTTCCAGCCGAGCGCCTTCCAGTTTTCAACCTCATCAGGATGTACGTCAGCATTTGTTGGAGCGCCGGGAAATGCCGGAAAGTCAGTGACCATAGCAACCAGATAATCCTGCTCCTGCTGCTCCTGCTGCTCCTGCTGCTCAGAATTGCTTTTTGCAGCAAGTTCGGCAGCAAGTTTTTCCGCCGCTCGTTGAGCGCGCTGTTCTTTAGTTAATCCGGCCATTGGCCCTCCACTAAAAAAGGGGCCGAAGCCCCTGATTGTTAACCCAACAGCAGAACCGAATGTTCCGTTTTCACTGCCGCCACACCCCATGACAGGCCAACTTCGTAGCGCACCTGGCGGTACTGACGGTATAGCGCCACCTGGTAAGTGATGCCCGAGACCGGGTCGGTAACGTTCATTACATCATCCGCGGTATCGCCACCCTGCGGCATTGCTGGGGTTCGGGACGCCAGCAGGAATGCGTTGCGGTCAAACGCCATATTGGCAGTAAAGGGGCCGGTCGCAGTAATAGCGGTGTTGTCGGCCAGCGCCTGGCGTAAGCCCGGAGCTGCCAGGGTGATAGTTGCAGCAGTAGCCGCGGCCACCAGATACTGATTGCTGTCACCGTCGAACACCACGATATCACCGGCAGCAAAGGCCCCCGCGCCGCTATCAATGGGAATCAGAATGTCGCCTTCATCTTTCGCGCCATTGACCAGGTATCCGGCAGCAGCAGATGCTGCACGTTTCTTAACGTGTGCGGATTCGTGGATGTTAAAGCCCTCCAGGCGACCCACGATACCTTCACGCAGTAAGGCATCAGTACCCGATTCGTTCACTTTAAACAGCACCGACTGCTTACCGCGAAGGTTCGCAATCGCAGAGGAGCCCAGAACCATCTGCAAATCAGTCGTCGGTGAGCCGTTGTCTGAAAGAACCTGTCGCGCGTTTGCTGCATCGGATAAATCACCGGCAATACCAAACGGTGCTGTACCCGCAGTACCAACAGCACGGGATGAGGCGTAATACAGCGCCGCCAAATCGGCATCCATCTCGTTAGACAGCGCGCGAAACGCCTGCTTAAACTGATCCGCAAGAATAGTGTTGTAGGTACCTGCTGGACCCAGCGCCAGTTGCTCTTCACCGTTCCATTTGACCGGGGCCATTTTGGATTTGGTGATCTTAACTTCAACGTTTCCGATGTTCTGATTGCCATCATCTGGCGCCGTAGCCCCCGGTTCAATGTCAACGGTCGTTGCAGGCGGTGCGACTGGTGCAGTAACTGACTGCCCTTTCGCTGCTGCATCTGCTTTCGCATTACGTGATACGGAAGGGATAAACCCAACCTGCTCACGTGACACAGTATCCAGAGCGGTATAGATAGTCGGGATCAACCCGGTAAGCGTGTTAGCCATGTGTATGGATTCCTTCGAAATTAAAATTTAGGGTTGTTTGAGCTATCCAGCTCTGGCACCAGCCGCTATCCGACGGCTGGCAATGAATTAATCGACGATGGTGATGCCGTCTTTGAGGGTCGATTGCTGATCTGTCGGGCTCAAACTGCTGAACGCATCGCGCTTCATCGTTTTCTGCCCGATTGAGTGTTGAGACTGACGAGAGCCTCCTCCCTGATTACCACTCGCCTTCAGAATGTGATCTTTCTGAGGGTACTGCTCCACCAGAAATTCCAGCGCCTCATCAAAGACCGCCAGTTCGCCCGGCTTGGAGCGGGAGTATATTTTGTTGCCGGAGCCGTCATAAGCAACGACTTTGCCATCCTCAACTTTGAAAGACTGACCAAAGCGGGCCTGTAGCATGTCCGCCGGGATCGCAACTTTATCAGCAATGAATTTCGAGCCTGAGAAGCGCCCGCCAATCATTTCCTGATAGAGCTGACCTTCGAGCGTTGTCGCCCGCTGGGTGGCTTCATCAAGCTGAGCCTGGAATGATTTGGTGATATCCGCTTTCACCTGGTCAACTGCGCCTGCGTCGATCAGCTTTTTCTGGTCGATTTTTGTCATCATCTCCAACGCTTCGAGCGCCTTCGCCGGATCGCTAATTTTGGCGAATTTAGCCAGGCTAGCTTCGGCAGCTTCTTTCGCTTCACGATGAGATTTTGCCTCGCCATTCAGGGAGGAAATTTTTCCTACTGCTTGCACGGCATCAAAGCCGATCTCCTGGCCGTCATCGTGGACGTACACGGGCAAACCGTTAGCATCAACTTCCGCATAGTGCTTGCCATTTACTTCAACTGTCTTCAGTTTCATGTTGGTACCTTTTCGAGGTCATCCGACCGTTGCACCGCTCACCATCCGGTATTGCGGCAATAAAAAAGGCCGCCCGGAGGCAGCCTTGTGTTAGTCAAAATTATTGTCAGGAATGGCCGTTGGCCTCGTCCATCATTGCGGCACTAATCAGGCCGCCGATCATCCTTGCTTCAGGTGTCGTACTTCCTGCTTTCTCAGCCAATGCTTCCAACTGGTCCAGAAGATCCACAGGCCTGGGCGTGGAGTGGTACAACTCATTGGCCCGTTTTAGACACGGGAATTTTTCTTCAGCCATTCGAGTAGCTCCGGGTTAATACGCTGGTAATCATCCTTACTGCCCAGCATGAATATCGTAAGAATTTCTGCAAAGAGTTCACGTTCGTTTTCGGAAGCATAATAACTGACAGGTCGCCACCAGCCTTCATTATATGCTTTTGTAGTAAGTTGACTTAAATCGTCAATGTGCTGGTAATAGAGATGATGCCCCATTTCATGCGTAACCGTGCCGGCAACGCTTGAAATCGCTGCATAATTCAGTTGATTGTTCCCGGCTGCGAGTAAAGCGGCATCCGAAACCGTCAACATTCTTTCCAGCGACAATGAAGAAACGAAATCATAAGTAGCGCTATTTTCACAAATAGCATCCCACTCAGTGGACTGCATCGCCCAACGAGAAACATGGACAGCAGCATTTTCCTCAAAATACGCACCTGCTGCACTTTTCCTCGTACCACTTACCTCTCCAAAATACTTAACTGGCGGTAAGCGAAACCGCTCAATAACATTCTGCATGGCTCCGGCGGCAATACGTGCTGACTCCAGCGTAGTTTCTTCAGGGAAGCGCATTTCATCGGCAATAATTCCTCGCATACCCTGTTCAATCTCCGCTACTGACTGTGCATCATCCAAAGAAAAGCCGGGAGATTTCCCGGCTTGTCTCAACTCTGAGAGTTTATTTAGTTGGGCCAACGTCAACCATTCGCCCTTATCACTATAGAAGTCGTCATATTTCATGACGCCATCACGCATCATCCTTGCTCGAGTCTCGCCTAAGATTTCTTTTTGCCGGGAAAATGGCTGACGCTGCAACCAATCGGAATATGTAGTATCGCCGGGGACCTGTCCATCCATACTGGCGCGGGAGCTGTTCTGAACCTCACCAATTTGAATACCCAACTCATTAGAGGATTTCAGGATGTAGGTTTCCACGCTGCGACAGCAAAAGTGGATTTTGCCTGGTCCCTGAAGATACGGTACTTTATGGCCGATTGGTTTATTATCCAGCGTGTACTTAAGGCAATCGCGAACCCGGCAATCTTTCGATGTCCGGTTATCTAAAGTGGATAACCACTGCTTACCCTTCAGAATGTCGTCATTCGCATCCGCAAAGCTATTACGCGCCGTCGCCGCAAGATGCCCTACAGCTGTTTTAGCAATACTCCCCGCGTTCGTCCTGCTCATCTGTAGCGCGCCATCCTGATAGCCCAGGTTAGCGTGTCCGCGAACCTTTCTGGCTATCTGTTCATGCGTATCGCCCAACAGAAAGCCCTGCCGTACGGTATTGGATATCCGCGTCATCCTGTCGGCTTCAAGGTTGTCTGCCCACTCAGAAAGCAGGCGCCCCTGAAACGGCCTGGCCATTGCAGCAGCATAGACGGCATCTGGCGATATACACACCAGCGGATGAAGCGCAAGCACATCATCCGGGATAGCAAACTGGAACAGACTGAGCTGAAAACCAGCCTCATGCTGGGCCAGACCTTGCAGCTCGGTTGATAACCCGGCATACATAGTCTGAACTGCTTCCCGATTAGTCTCCCTGACGCTTGCAAGCAGCGATTCCAGGCGGGTTACAGTGAAGCTATCAGCGTCAAGGGTATCCATCGCCACCAGCAGCCTGGCGGTAAGCTCTGCGTCGCTCTCATTGAGGATTTTTATCATCCTGTTTGCTACGCCGGTACTATATCGACTCACCCAGATTGCATGCGCCAGACTTTCATCTCGAAGTTTTTCATTTGACGTTGCCATTCACACCACCAGGAGTATTCAGGCTGCTTAGCAGAGTTACCTGCTGATTCCTGAGCTCATCGATAACCTCTTCTGGATTAGCGTCCGGGTCGATGAATTTCAGCGCCTGGAGTACGCGAATAGCGTCCACCTGACGAATATCGCCCCCCTGCCTCAGCGACTGAACAGCCGTTGCCGCGGTTGCGTCATAGGTCTGCGCTGAAATATCAAGTTCTGTGCGCACATCAACGTTACCGCCTTCAGTTTCACCAAGCCATTCCGCCATGATTTGCAGGATGTTATCGAGGGCATCCTCCAGAGAACTCGCCATCGTATATAGCGGCGAATTCTCCTGCATGCGCTCTTCATTTGTCTGGTCAACAGATTTGGTCGAGGTGTTCTCGGCACGTAGCAGTTTGGCGCCCGCCTGCCGCATCTGATCTTCCAGTTTTTCCAGCGATGTTTCACCAGATTCAATGGCTGCTCCGGTATGTTCGACGTATTCAAGCCCCTGCCGTTCGCGGTTTTCGAAACGTGTTGCTGAAGACGCGCCGATCGTTAACGTTTCACCTTCTGCCAGCCCATAAGCCACCAGCAACGGTACGCGGGCAACATGCAGGATGTTGTCCTGCTCGCTCTGGCTCTGCCAGTGCTTGATATTCAGTAAAGCCAGGTTCAAGAGTGGCGGCGAACCGCGCATAAATCCGGTTCGCTTGGTGTACAGCGTTACCAGAGTGATATCGCTGCGGCTGGTTTTCCACTCTTCGTAGAGTGTCCATTGCGCTTCGCCATTTTCTCCCTTGTTGCGCCGATGGATTTCGACTTTACCAGGCATGATATGCCGGATCTGTTCGAGCTTTGTCTGCCCGTAATCATCCCCGTCCAAGATGATAGTTTCGCGAATGCGCAAATCAGTGAGGATGACCTTTCCGCCCTCAACTTTCGACTTCCAGCCGATTACCTGTCGAGGGTTTAGCATCGTGACGTATGGCCTGCTCCCGGCTGCTTTTTCATCTGCTTTTGTTTTTACAGATTCCGGATCTACACGCGGGTAATCCACCAGCGCATGAACCAGGCCGTACTGGAAACCGATACTGAAGAACTGTTGCGCCCAGACATCCAGGCGGTTTCCTTCCATATCAATATCAGTCGAAAGCTTTCTGATACTTTCCGGCGCGTTTTCGCTTAATACCGTGGGTTCAGCAAATACGCGCCCTATATTCTGTTTTATCGACTCTTCATAGGCCGGGAGTAACGTGGCTTTAGATAAACGCTCTTTATAACTTTCGGGATCTTCGTTAGGCCATTTGGGGAGATATGCCTTCCCCTGCCGACGCATTTCCAGCGTCCCGCCCATCAGAGCATCGTTAATATCCCATGCCTCAACCATGTCGTTATAGTCGAGATTGGGTGTTGAAATATCTGGCATGGTTTTACATCCGAAGTGGTGTGGATTTACCTGTCGGTTTGATGATTGGGAACTGCTTCACGATGAAGTAGCCGCCGGCATCGTTAGGGTGATCATTATCTGCCTTTTTATCTGGCTCTCCGTTCTCTCCCCAGATCTGCTGCTCAAGCGATTCGGTGTAAACCGGGCATCGTTTTACATTCACTTTATAGCGACGTTCACCATTGCCATTGCAGAACATGGCGTTCATGGAGTTAATGCGGTCTTTTACTGGCGGGTTTGAATCGTTCACTATCACGTTAAAACCAGCTTGTTTAAGCTGTGCTATATCCGTAGTGCTGGCGTGGGCCGATTTACGCGAATCACCGGAAGCATCCGGGTAGATATAGATTTCCCTGACCTTCCGATAATCTTTACCGTCGAACAACCAGAATCGCTCTTTGATGATGCGTATCATGTCAGGGGTGTCGTAGGCTTTTACTATCTCGTTAACCGCGAACGGAAGTCCAAGACGCAACACATGAACGATCCCGGCCATCTTCCCGACGTTAAAATCCATACCGATGTAAAGTGGCTCGCCAGGCTGTTCTTCTTCAGTGCAACAATTCAGCTTACGATCGAACTGATGGTAAATAGTCCCGCTGGTCAGGTTGGTGAACTGGCCCCGCAAATACGCCTTAATCAGCTCAGGCGGATAAGACTCCATCAGGGACGGGATGTAATCCGCCGGCAGGTTCTTTTCGTTGTCGAATGTCGAGGCCTGCACCAGACCATACAACGTAGAGAGCGAGGGTTTATCGCGCACAGCCTTTGCGAACTGTTGATAAACAAATTTAAATCCTTCTGGCGTCGTGGTGACATCTATTCCGTTGCGAAGTCCTGGCACGTTGTAACGCATACGGGCAATGATTTTTCGCCAGGCTAACTGCGCCTTTTTGGCGGGCATTACGTCCAGTTCATCAATCAGCGCGTTACCGATTTTAAAACCCACGATGGTTTGTGGTTTCTCCATCGAGCGGCAAATCGTCGTTCCGCGGTACTGGCGCCCGGCGTAGAAGTGAACCTCTTTGTTTCCCTCGTTAATTTTGACATTCAGCCCCCAGTCAAAGGCCACCTCTTCGACCGTGGGGTAAAAGATGTCGCGGATCTGGGGGTAAGTAGGTGCAAAATAGCCCTGGTTGATTTTCGGATGCTCCCACATCCCTTTGCAGATACCACCGCAACCGACCCACGTCTTGCCAGAACCAAAGCCGGCCACGTAGGCTTTAAATTTGTGCTCCATTGCGAGGAATCGGGCCTGCGGGATGTTAAGCGTTGGTGCTATCGCCATCCTCTTCCCTCACTCGCGCATCAACTACGTTGATATTGATTGCAACTGGCGTTGGTTCGTCATCCTCCGGATCTGCAGCCTGTTCTTTACGGAGTTTTTCCACTTCCAGTTGCCGGCGCTCGATTTCAATCTGTTGAAGTCGCTGCGCAAACTCACTATCAGCCAGGCCAAGCCGCTTCATCACGGCTTCATACATCCGTTCACGGCTTATCGCGGTAATTTCCACACCATGTTTGCCAAGCTTCACGCCGGAATAAGCCAGGGCAGCATCAGGGGGAAGTTTTCGGGTATCAGCAAAGTATGGCTGTCCGATCCCATCACCATTGCAGCGCGGACAGCCAGGGTTTGGCTCCCGGTTGTGGTCGTAGCCATAACCTCCGACGTCTACCGGCTCTTTGCCCTTCCGCTCAAGGGCTTTAAGCCGTTGCTCCTCGAACTCCACCATGTCACGCCACTGATAGTGATGACCGAAGCCCCAGCAATAGCGGCAGGCACCGCGGCGATACTGTGAGAGTTGGTTGGCATCGAAAGTGGCGAGTTGCCACATCTGCGAGAGGACTTCATCAGCGCTGCCAAGCGTGCGCGCAATAGAGGCTTTCTGCTGCTGCGCAATGGCCTGCGCAACGTTAGGATTCGTTATGAGCTGACGACCATAGTTTGGGTCACTATAGCCAGCACGCTCAGCGGCTGCCGTGGCGTTCTGGTCCTTCAGAAATTCAGCAATGAAGCACTTTACCTTCGGGCTGAGTTTGCTGTTAACCAGTTCCTCTGCACTTTTTTCTTTCTGCGCAGTGCGCAATTTCTTCTGCGCAGGTTTTTGCGCAGTCTGCGCAGTTGGCTTTTTAATGTAGCGCCGCGCAGATGTATAATTCAGTCCCTGCGCTTCACACCAATCCTTCGGTGATACGCCGGTTGCGGCATGATCGGACAGGAACCGTCGCTGAAGCTCGCCCCAGTCCGGTATTGCCATAACGTCCCCTAGTTTTTATTTTTGAATTGAAGGATATTAGTATTTTGAATCAATGATGTACTCGCGACAGAACATTTAATGCTTGTCGGTGAGTTCCATGTGAATTCCTAAGAAGGCTATAGTATGAAAATAGACTTTGGGCTATCTGTAAAAAATAGCGCGGAAGCGGTGGAGTTGTATCAAAAAGCTTTTGGGGTTGAGCTTGGTTATCATGTGAAAAACCCTGATGGAAGCTATTTTCACTCAGAATTGTCAAAAGACGGACACGGATTTAGTGTCGTTGAAGGACAGGGTGAAGCTGCGATGGAACATACGGTAACGTTGGGTGTTACATTGGCAGATGAGTCGGAGGTACAAAAAGCATACAAGCATTTAGCCGAGGGAGGAACAATCAAAGAATCGATTGGGCCATTACCATGGAGCCCCTGCGCTGTCACTGTAATCGATAGATTTGGTGTTTTGTGGTATATCACCGCCCCACAGCATCGTCCGCCCGATGATTACGACCCGAACATGCCTTGGGACCCAAGCATGTATAAAAAACCTGAATAGAATAAAGTTACTAGACCTCACTCCAACAGATAATCACAGCTCACCTCAAACACTGCGTGCGGATGTAGTCCTGCAGGTAGTTCACTTGACCGGTGATGGTATTAATTCCGGCACTGAGACGCCAATAATCCCGTTCAGCGGAGTCAGTAAGTCGGGGGCCGGAAGCATCGCCCAGGCTGCCGGAGCCGGTCGCTCCGTTCGCGGGACATTTTGCGTTGACGTGCAGCCCACACTTACCAGTGCTAACGCAACGCTGCAGATCATCCAACTGCTTTTTCGCATCAGCCAGTTCTCCGGTGTATTTGGCATCCAAAGTCGCAACATCACGCTGTCGGATCTGCATGTCTTTGATGGTGTTTTTCGCTAGGCCGAGTTTTTCGGTGGCCTTATTGCGCTGGTCTTTGTAGGTGATGGCGTTGTCGCGGTAGTGGTTAACGGCCCAGCCTAGAGATAAGATTATGCAGATGACCACAGTAATGATGATGTTTGTTAGTCGACTCACCGGTCTATCCCCCAGCACGCCAGCGCGCTTTCCTGATCTCGCCGCTCTACCTGACCATAGCACCCATTTTTCTGGCCTTTGGTCAGGCGACAATCGCGGCCACCGTCTTTAATCCACCAGCGAATAGCTTCACAGGCTCCTTTACGGTTGCCTGCGTTAATCCGCTTATAGAATGTAGAAGGGAAACATTTTCCGGGGCCGATGTTATATGGGCAGAAAGACGCTATCCCAGCTTTCTGTGGTTCGGTCAGAGGTATCTTGATATTTCGCTCGACCCACGCCAGCGCCTTATCGCGCTCAATGGCGTTTACCTTCTTACATTGCGCTTCGGTGGCGGTTTGGCCTTTCACGACTCGCTTACCGTTGATTACTGTGACGCCGTGGCATAGAGACCAGATGCCACCGGGATCGACAACGGCCACCAGCGCATTACCTTCTTTCTCACTCATGAATTGGTCAAACAATTCAGGAGCTGTTGCTCCGGCAGCGAGAAGCGCCAACATGGCAGCGCTGAACTTCACTTTGTTCGACATCACTCACCCCGCCGGGCCTTTCGCCTGTCGTCTTTGATTTTGAAATAAAGGTTTGTCAGATACGTCATCAGGCCAAACATCAGACTTCCGAGAACTCCGATGGCAGCCCATTGCGATGAGCTGACTGTGTCCAGCAACTGAAGCACCCAGAATCCGGCGTTACCGGCTGACGCACCGTAGGCAATGCCTGTTGTCAGTTTGTCCATTCGATACATGCTCTCACCTCGCTACGTGGCGGGTGCTTAATTCATGGAAGGCGCCCCGCAAGAACGGGGCTATGTAAGAGGATTGCCGGATAATTACTGAGAAAAGACTCCTAGCGAGTCTTATTGCGAAACCATCTTTTGATATCTTTGACTAAGGAAGGCTTAGGTTTCTTTTTGTCGGAAAGTAATATCCTATCGACATGCTTGGTCGCTTCTTCTTCATCATATCCCGCTTTAATCCAAATTTTTATTAACTCGTTTCGATGCGAGCGATCTTGATATTTATTTAGAATCCAAAAGAAACCAGGTAATACCATCTTTATAATTGCCAAAGTCAGCATTAAAGCGGTCATAGCTTTGTAATGCTCAATAATCCCTTTAAAAAAAACATATATCCAATCGAACATGACATCTCCTACTGCGGTAGAAGCCTTATTATCTCATAGATATACTGGGCTAGTCACTTTACCGGTCTGACTCAAAACTCAGCCCGGTCCCTGAACCATATGAAAGTCTGCTGTAAATGGTGCTCATTCTGGTCATAGCCTCACCTCCGATTCTTCGGATGGCGCTAAATGGTCAGGCTTTACGGGCTGGATTTATCAGCAAAGCACGTAGTGAATGATACCCGTGAGCCTGAAATGAAAAAGGCCGCAAATTAGCGACCTTAGTTAGATTATATACTTTACCTAGGTTTAGGGCCTGGAGAAAATTTACTTTTAAGACCCTTTCTTTTGTTTTTCACATCAGGAAATAATTCCACCATTATGTCGGTACAACGACTCATTGACTCAGCAGCGGCAATCAATCCTGAGTATAAAAAACCTTTATCTGTATCATTAAGTATGCCTGTCCCACGGCCATTCGATTCAATACGATAAAATGAATATGGTAAAATATGTGTGTAATGGGATAAATGATCAAATATAGGATTAAATGACTTACTATCAATACCGCACAGTTTCAACAGCTCATCTCTGCTTTGAATGGTAAGGATTTTTCCTTGTATACTTTTCTTTTTGATTTCTGATGGTAGCGCATTGAAGTATTCAATTTCTGAAATATCTTCAATGAGCTTTTTTTTCTCATGCTCAAAAGCTTTCAAGTTTTCTTCATCATCAGTGGCTTCAAATAGTTTTATTCGTCTATTGCAATCGTTAAGGTGAAGAATTTTTAATTTTACTAACCACTCATCTTCGCTAGTAGGTGGTTGCGAAAGATAAAATAACAACAATTCCCCCTCCATGATAGCTCGTACATGAGGAGCAATACATGAATAATCCCATAGTTCAAAATCAGCCTTGAACCAGCGACTTTTAGGAGCGTTCCTCATAATTAGACCAGCATGAATACATAATCTGGTAAAAATTAAACTAGACCAACCTTTGTAAGGTTTTTCGTATCTACCCGCCAAAGCCTGCCCAACAGCCTTGGCTTCACAAGTTGCAATATCGCAGTATCTTAAAGCCTGATGATAGTCATCCATAGAAATTTCTACAGGATTTCCTTTTGCTTCAATTTTCATTAATGCCCCCTTTAACGAGAAGCATTATAACGAAAAATAAAAACCCCCGCACAATGGCGAGGTTTTAAATCCGACAACAATTAGAGCTTTGCCGACAATAGCTGATTTACACGAAATATATGCCAATTAGTTCATTTCTGCAATACCTTGCTGATAATTTGCTGTCTTTTGTTGTGAACGTGATCGCGAAACATGCAGTAGCGCCTGGGAATCGAGCCCCTTATACAGGCTGATCATCGCATCGTAATGTTCCACGTAATTCTGAGACCAGTTTGTTTTATTCACGCCCACCAGCGCAGCCAGATCGCCATACTGATACGGATCCTTCCCGGATAATTCGCCTTTCACATCCTGCGCCGCCAGCCAGATGAGCTGCCGTAAACGGTCGGTGGTCTTCTTCGTCACCTTCTTTCCGGCCAGATATTCGCAGAATTTCGACCACGCCCACTGAGTAATCAGCACCTGATTATCCCAGCGCACATTCTCGCTATAGTTCCATAGCAGCCAGGCCTTTTGGTGTTCTTCGAGCGCCATCAGTGCACGGCGCCACGATGCAGTGGAGTATTCAACCGGCTGTACCAGCGGAATATGCGATCCCTTGGCATGCGACTGTTTACCGGGGATTGGCGGGTTATCCAGAGTTATCATCTCGCCAGTAACCTCATCCTTCACCTTCATCTTCTTCCGCTTAAAGGTACCGGTATCGAACTGCGCGTTCTCAAGCCAGGCCATTAACTGCCCTTTCGTCGCACCACTTAAATCGGCGGTGGCCACCATCAGCTGCTGGCGCACGTATTCAAGAAATTGAGTGTTCATACAGTACCGCCTATGGTTTTGATGTAATTCTTCAGTATCCGGTAGTCCGTCAGAACAGAGCCCGGGAAATGATATAAGCGCAATCGCTGCCAGCGAACGCGGAGGTGATCGGCAAAGTAGGTTTCGAATGTCACGCTGCCTCCTGCTTTTTCAGTGCGCGTAAGTCGGCCAGCGCGGTGAACCTGATTTTCTCCAGTTCTTCGACTGTCCAGCGATGTGGGGTGTTATTGTTCTCGAGCGCCAATACCGGCTCTTCACCATAACGCTCCACCAGCGCAGCTCGGTATGCTTCGATATTCCCGGATTTATGGACGTTGCAGACGTCACACTGAAGATGGATGTTGAAGCGAGTGAAGCGCAGATGCCCAGCGGCGGCTGTGGTCCGATAATGACCAGCATGCCAGGCGAACGCCGTTTTAGTTCCGCAGGAAATGCAGCCCCGCCCCTCTACCAACTCCGTCTCGCGGCAAATGTCATTTACGGCGCGCTGCGTCAGGTCAACCCAGTGCTTCAGCGGCTTAACTGCAGCTTTACGCTGGCGCCAGGCGGCTCGCTCTTTTTTCTCAGTGGCGCGCTGTTTGGCAGACTCCTTACGTTGTGCGGCCTCCCTAGCTTTTCTGGTCTGCTCTTTGCCATATGCGCTGGCACATTCGTACGAACAAACAATCTGCTCGTTTCGTACCGGATGGAACCACTGGCGGCATGCTTTGTTGGCGCACTTCCGGCGCGGTAGCTTAGCCATACTCAACCCCACGCCCTGTTTTGCCAGACCTTACTCGGGCGCGGCGCTATCTCACTTTCCGGCAGCTGCACGCTGACAGTCCAGGTTATGTTGTCGCGATTAAGGCTGCGTTCTACCGTGGCGCCACGACGGCGGTAACTTGCCACCAGTTCGTCGACCTGCTCGGTTGTGCATTCATGATGGTGAAACCAGGAAAATTTCATCGCCATCACCCCGCAAAGCTCATAAGCTGCGCAGCGGCGTTTTCCGCTTCTCGCTGAGTCTTGAATGTCCGGGACAATACCCAACGCCACAAAACATCGAGCGCGGCTTTGTACAGTTGCTGGAACTCGGTTTCGTCCATGTTAGCGAAGGCAATACTGCGGGGATGTTTACGAAGGATACCATCAGGCAGTTGAATTGCGTCGTAGTGGCCGGCCTCGACAATTACCCAGGCACGGTACGCGTCAAAGGATTTACACAGGCTGATCCCATTGGTAATTCGGCGACTGGCTACCTGCTCCAGATACTGCTCGGCAGCATCCAGCAGTGCACCTTCGTTACCACCAAATGCCGCGAGGAATTTAGCGTACCCGGTCACCAATTTACGTTCGTTGGAAGAGATTGCCCCGCCAGTAGGTTCCCAGTATTCAAACCCGAGATTCAAGAGCGCAAAGAAACGGCGATGGAATGCGGGATTCCTCACCTGACGAAACTCGGCTACCAGTACGGCTCCAAGTTTGATTTTTGATTGCAGAATATCGCTGGTCTCCGGCGTAGCGGGGATCAGGATTCCTGAGGAATGCTTGATTAATTGTAACTGCGCCATGGTACTCTCCGTGGCGCATAAGGTTGTCAGTTGCTCAGACTGACAGAGTCAATTATGGAGGGTTGATTATGGAAAATCAAAGGTCTTCTTCGTCTTGATATTTTAGCCTTTTGGTTTTGATTTTATGAAGCCTTTCCTCAAGTGCGGGGATCACCCACGATGCCAGTTCTGTATCAGGGAAGCCATTCTCTTTGCGGATTCCAGAAGCAATCTCAGCAGCTTTTAACCCAAGTAAGGCAAATTGGAATTGTCTCTCTTCAAAAAACTCTCGATGATCTGGAGGAGACGACATGTATTCACCAGCGAAGTTAATGGCTTTCATAGCCTCATTTTGTTTCATTGGAAGGCTACATATTTCGTACATTGTCTTTGATTTTAGTGACTTCCAGTTTCCCTTAACTAACGAGTAATCAATTTTGTCAGGAATTTTTGTTGTCGTGTCATACTCACCTTGATCGCCATTAGGTTCGCCATCATCCTGAACAACCTCAGCACACTTAACAGCATAATTTTCAAGAAGGAAGACTAGTTCTGCACAAATGAATTTTCTTTCTGGACTGGACTGTTTATTTTCTTTAAACCACCCAATAAAGTGATTTGCGCCATGGCCCATTACTGCCCCGATTACGCCACCGATCATTGAACCAACCCACAGTTCCATTCAAATTCCCTATTTAATGTTAGCTTCTGCTATTTCTATGTAGCCTGGTCAACGTTTAACTTGTCCTGCTCTTCTTTCGATTTTGCTGCGATGCTGAAAGTTCACAAATCTAAGGCTCGCATTTCCAGAATGTATTCTGAACACCACTCCCCGCGGGTAAATTTGGATTCATATTTGCGCTATGAAGATAAGTAGCTCTCGTTTTACCATATTGGCTACACGCTTTAACAGCTGTCTCATGAAGGCTATCGAGTCCGTACCAGCCATCAGACTGGATACTAACCTTCTCACCGTCGTTGTACTGTACTGCAGCGCAGCCAGATAACATCACAGAAAATACAGTCCCAGCAATCATCCTAGAAAATTTCATATAATCCCTCTCTTTATATTGAAAGGGATTATATGTTATGTCGCGATTTGATTCGACTGTCATAGCTCCGGCAGGTTCGCGCTCACCAGCGCCTCAGCGAGCGGTGATTGGATAGCATTAGTGCAATGGGTAACAGAAACAGCAGAATGCACGAAATGGCGGTGGTGTTCGCCATCTGTGACAGGTTGAATATTGCTCAAATTGTATTTTGCACTTTAACATTCCCGTTTAAGCGCAAGATGCATGCCATCGAGTGTACAGGAGGATGACATGCATATTATGGATTACGGTTTATCCATTTCCAGGGGGTTAGGGTGAATTCCACTTACATGCCAGAACGCATGCTCTCTATTCAACTGATTTCCCTTTGGTATCAGGAAGCCATACGTCCCAGATTTAAAAGTGGCATGAGCGCAGATTAGACTTTCTCCTTCAAAGCTATACTCAGTCCCTTCAGGGATTAGAGAGTCAGTCTTGATCAGGTGAACAGTTCCGTTGATAGAGATCATGTAATGGTGCATTTTAGGCTCCTCGTGTTGTGAAGAGCATAATTATATCAAGTTTGAATCTACGTCATTGAAGTAGCAGGATTTGTTACACACTGTTCTGAAAATCGGACATTAACCTGCGATTTCTTTTGACAAAGCTCCGGTAAATTAGCACGTACTAATGCTTCTGCAAATGGCGGCGGAACAGCATTACCACATCGCGCAATCTGCTTGTCCTTAGCGTACTTCTTACCCCGGTAGTCCTAGTCGATGATGTACCGCTCTGGGAAGCCCTGCGCGCGGTCGCGGTATAGCTCGTGCGGTTGTAGCATGCGCATGCCAATATCAACGATGCGGTAAGTTATGCCGTCAACTGTCACCAGCCCGTCGCAATCCTCGCCGCAGTATTTGCGCGCGAACTCCGGGTCTGGTTAGAGCGGCGCTTGTCATCTCCATTGGCAAGCCGCGTGGTTTTCACTTCCCACCACGCGTTGCTTACATAGAGGTGATAGTAACGGAGAAATCCATTATTCCAGATTATCATCACCACTACAGTTATTGAAAGATGCAATTACGATGGCTAATTACTGTAAACCGTACGTATTGCTTTCTATCAACCACTTCTGTAGGCATCTTTTCTTGGTGACTATCGATGCTCTTGTAGATAATATGCATGAAACAAATAACATAAGGTTGCGACATGCTAGACTTCGTCCGTGATATCTATACATCCTTCCGTCAGACATCTCTTGAAAGGGTTAAGAGCCCATTCCTTGGGGCCTTTGTATTCTCATGGATTGGATTCAATTGGCAAATGTTAGCAATTGTTCTCTTTAGCAAAAAAGATATTGAAGAACGTCTCGAAATAATTAATGCGCATTATGATATTGGCAGCTATTTACTCGCCCCCATCTGCACGACGGCATTAATTGTTATCTTACTCCCACAAATCAATAAATTCATCACTAGAATTCAGGACAAGCCAAACTCCGACACGGTACAATTAAGTCTTTCATCAAAAATTAAAACAGCTGTATTACAACAATCATTGGCCGAAAGCGAAGCCAGAAAAAAATTAGCTGAAAAAAAAGAAGAAAGATTCATCGAAGAGAGTATTCACGCCATAAAAGAATCCTATAATAAAACAATGATAGACATTAATGAAAAAGAAGAAGAAATAAACAAGCTTTTAATATCGGTAAATGAACTAAATTCCCAACTAGCAAAATCCGAGAGTAAATTTAACGTTGAACAAGAGTCAAAATCGCAACTGCAAAATGATTTAATCATCGAGAAGGAAAACAACAGAGCTTTGGGTGATAAAATAATAAAAATATCAGCAGAATTAAACCAAGCCATGGTAAATCTGTCGTTATCAAAGGAATCATACGAGAATACTCTAAGTAATTACAATGAATTAAAAAACAAACTTGAAAAAACAGAAGAGTCAATAAGAAATTACAACGCTCGCTATCCATACCTTATTAATTTTAAAAATAGTAACAATTCGTCCATCCTCAAATTTAGAAAAGAAGCTGAATCAAAGCTTGATGAGCTCAATAGAGAATTAAGAGTACAGATAGATAGCACCAGAAATATGAAAGTGAGATTGTAGTTAGTCTATGCAAATGGGGCGTAATCTTAATTGCCCCATGTCTGTTGTACCCTTATAGACCTCACAATCTTCAGGTTATTGATGTTAAACTTCTGTTTACCTCATATGCTATATTTGTTCGGCCTATATCGCATATTTACCCACATCAATCCAAACTATCATAAATGACTGTACGCCACTAATCACAACCTTGAATACAATTACCTGTCCGCACTTCAGCCATGAAAGCTTCGGTAGCTGTTTTTTTTGCATATAAGGAATACACCGTTTTGAGTAGTTCGGTTGCATCCTCCATCGCTCCACGCCAGTCCATTCGGCCGTCACTATGCTCAAGAATCGAAACAGCCAGCGCACGGATGAATATATGTCGTTCACACGCATGAGAATTCTCCGCCTCCAGCTCCCTGCACTTGCTCTCGGCGTTAGCGAGCTGTACTGCCAGTTCTTCGTAGGTTGGTTTCATGCTGATGTTCTCCCGTAAAATTCCAGAACCCGCTTCATCGCCGGACTTGTACGGCATACTGAAGTAACCATGTTTTTTCTCATACTCGATTTGAGCTGCTTGATATTCAGTTCCCCGCCGGGTTGCAGCGAATAGACCGGGTGATGTGGCGCGCCAGCTCGTATAACTACAGCCCTACGTACCAGGTGAAGCAGCAGGTTGTGTGCCTTCTTACTGTCGCATCCCAGCAGATTCTTAACCTGTCGCGGCGTGATGGTCTGGTTAACCCGAAGAAAATCGACAATTGCCCACAGTGATTTGCTTGCCATAGTGATTTGCCCTCGAGGTTATTTAACGACCCGGAGATGGCTAACGTTTTTGCGGTAGCTACCCCAGTCAAAGTTCACCCACATCCCGCCATCCATTTGAAGACGGTCGATAACCCGCGCGCCCAACGCCACGAGAAGGTCATTGTGGTTTAGGTTCGTCAGGATCCCTACCGGACGCATTGACGACAGGCGACGGTCGATAACCTGATTCAGAATGACTTTCTCGCCGTTACTTCCACGCTGAATACCGACTTCATCCAGCACCAGCAGATCGACTTTGCAGAGATCGTCCAGCAACGCAGCCTCTGATTGACCACCGTCGTAGCACTCGCGAACGCGCAGCATCAGGTCAGGGATAGTTACTACCAACACTGATTGGCCACCAGACAGGAGATGATTTCCGATCGCTGCCGCCAGATGGTTTTTCCCAGTACCAGGACCACCACTGAACACGAAGCTCGCAAAGCCGACCCCAAAGTTCTGCGCGTAGCTCTTTGCCATCGTGAAGGCTTTACGCTGCCCTTCCCCGGATAACTGGTAATTCGCGAACGTGCAGCTGCGGTGCAGGCTTTGAATTCCTGAGCGACCGAAAATTTTCTCTGTCCGGGCTTTCTGATTCAGCCTGTCCAGTTCTTCACACCGCTTCAAGCCCTCTTCTCGTTGCCAGGCCAACAACTCTGCTGCACTGGTGAACTTCGGCTGAACGCCAGGTGGAATGAGTTTTCTGAGGCGCTCGAGAGCACTTCCGGTACCAACCATGTTTTTCATCGTCACCCCCTGAATCCGGTCGGAATCGCTTTATCTGGTTGAGAAATTTTGTTCGGATCCCGTTTTCCATCTGGCTTCGCTAAAGACCACGACTCTTCGTAGTGCTTTGAGGGGCCAAAAAACGTGGATGCCTGTTTCACAAACTCGGTGTTAAGTTTTCCAGCGGCAGTTACGTAATCCGCGTATCGCCGAACACCATCGGTAAGCTCCTGAACTGTTGCTCCGGATTTAATACGTGCAGTCCAGGCTTTGAACGCATCAGCCTTGCTGTTACCACCGGCGCGTTTTGGGTATTCCTGCCACGCCAATTCAAAATCATCCGGATAAGTATTTTTCCCTCGGGGTGTGGCGGCGCCATGCCCCATAATATCTTTATCCTGATCTTGTTCCTGATCCTGTTCCTGATCTTGGCTTCGTAGCCCCTTCGAAGCCCCTTCGGAAATTTGGCGCGATTCACGTTTTAAATTAAGGTGAAAATCTGTTTTATAACGTTCATAAAATAATGATAAAAAAGGGTTTTCAGGTAATGACACATACTCATTCCTGACACCAGCACAACGGTTATCCCCTGGCTTCAGTGATCGACCAACCTGATAGGCGGCCATTTCATGCACCCAAACCATCTCAGTGTCCTCGTCATAGCTACAAAATCCCGCTTCAATGGAGCTTTTTAGCCCCTTCGAAGCCCCTTCCAAGCCCAGACCTGTTTCATGGGCTATGTACAGAATTGGCAGGTAATACAACCCGAGCATATTTGCGTGTGGCGAGGTCATCAGATAGAACGAAACCACCTGCGCCTCCGCGCCTTGTTTCCTCAGTTCACGGCCTGTTTTTCCAAGCCAGAACTGAGGCGCAACGGTTGCGTAATCACGCATAAAAACCTCTTAATCGCTAAAGTGGTGGCCCATCTATCTTTCTGAAGGCTGACTTTTCTGACATAATTTCCTCGCAATGAGTCCACAACGAATTGCACCTGAAAGCCGTTGGTGTTCGAGCACCACGGCTTTCGCCATTTTTGAACCGGTCATATAGCCCCCAGCATCATCTGCACCATTTCCATCAGCGGACCGGTTAACCCAGGGTCAACGCGGTACATCTCCACAATCCCCTCACTCAGCTCTTTCAACTTCTGATGACGTGGCGCATCCATCGCGACGGCAATCTTCGCTTCGCTGGTTTCTTTCTCCAGCCGAGCCAGACGGGCCATAACGTTGTCTTCTGGTAGCAGGCGATTGCGGAACTCGAGCGGCAGAACAGCAAGAATTGCCGGAGTTAGCTGGCGAACGTTTTCGCGGTACCGTTCGCTGTTGAAATGGTTGTCCAGGAAGCGGAAAAGCTTCTGGCGCGCCCGGCTGATATCCTCCGGGAAGCTGATATCGGTCCCGCCCTGCTCCCGGTATTCGTTGATGATCAGCGCTGATACCACGTCCTGATTGCCCAGCGCCGACGACCAGGCTCGGACCGAATCACGGATCTTTTCGTGGTCTGGTGCCTCTTTGGGTTGAGCGCGGTTTATCATCGCTCCCGGATGTATTCCGGTATTGTGTTGATACGCAAGTGATTGCATTTGCTTTCCCTTTCGTGGTTATAGCCGCCGGTCAGACGGCATGGTTGTCAGGGTGTGGAAAGATGGACGGCAGATCCGGACGGAATTCGTGAGCCTGGATTTCACCACCAACCGCTTTCACCAGTTCAGGAACGTGAACCGGGGAGATGCGTTTCTTTCCGTTAAGCCAGTCACAGATAGTGGACTGGGCTTTACCACAACGTTTTGCCAGTTCTTTCTGGCTGCCAGCGATGGCGATCGCTTTCTCTACTGCGGAGTTCTTCTCTACTGTTAGGGCCTTCATAATCACCTCAGCTATTAGCTTAAAGCGATTATGTTTATCACTTTAGCGAATGTCAATCGCATAGGCGATTTTTTGCCAAATAATCGCTTGAGCGATAGAGTTAAAGGAGTCATTAACAGAGGTGAATATGGGATTCTCGGAGCGCTTGGCGCAGGCAATGAAACATGCTGGATATACACAGGGCCGATTAGCCAAAGATGTCGGTATGGCTCAGTCCAGCGTTAATAAACTACTGAAGGACGCGAGTGGATCTCGTAAGACCGTTGAGATCGCCTCTGTTCTAGGTGTACGGCCGGAGTGGCTGTCTACTGGTGAGGGGGTAATGGCTTCAAGTGTTGCGAATGAATCTACAGCGCCATACCAAGTTAAACCGTCACTAAATGGGATTTACCGCGTGGATGTACTCGACGTTAAAGCCAGCGCTGGTCCCGGCGCTCTAGTCACCAGCGACTTCATTGAAACTATCCGGGCCATCGAATACACGACTGAACAGGCGCGCGCTTTGTTCGGTAACCGACCAGCTACACATGTTAAAGTTATAACCGTTAACGGCGATAGCATGGACGGAACCATTTCACCAGGCGATCAGATTTTCGTTGATATTGGCGTTACACATTTTGACGGAGACGGTGTTTATGTATTCGTCTTTGGTAAGACTCTCCACGTTAAACGCTTACAGATGCAACGTGATCGACTGGCAGTTATTTCTGATAACCCTATTTATGAGAAATGGTACGTTGAGCCAGAAGATGAAGGCATCTTTTACGTGATGGCAAAAGTGCTTTTAAGACAGTCGATCGACTACAAACGGTTCGCATAATCCGTACCTCTGGTTTATGTATCTTAGATTTAGATCAAGTTATATGTATTTATCGTTACGTACTAACCATTTAGAATTAGGATATTTCCTACAATAATCAAGGTGGATAGCTCTATCATGAAATGGATAAAAGTTGTAATTGCTGGTTCTTTACTCGTATCTACCACAACTTTTTCAACTGAGTGGTTAGCCTCTTACAACAACGATGAGATGCGTGGGACTGCAACAAAATTTCTGCAAACAGAATCTGACAACGCTGTAGATTTTGATTTCCCTTACAATGGCGGTTCGAAGATGACTTTAGTTCTTCGATCACCAAAAACAGAATTGAAGGGTGACCAAAAAGCTGAAGATCTAAAGCCTAATGAAGCAATGTTATTGATAAGCAAAGGGCAGTTCAGTTGTAACTCTTACGATGGTTGCGAAGTTTCAGTTAAGTTCGACAATGAAAAAATTCAGAAATATAAAATGAGTCCTGCCGAGAACGGTCGTTCAGATGTCATTTTCTTTGATAATTCCAACAGTTTTATTAAAAGCATCTCCAATCACAAGAAACTCATTATTGAGGCAGATTTCTACCAGGCAGGGCCAAAGCAATTCAAATTCAACCTAGAAGGTTACTCGACACCTAAACAAGGATAACAACAACCCGCTCCGGCGGGTTTTTTATTACCCGCAAACCTACCTTCCTCAATTCCGATTGTTTCACACCCAACTCCTATCGCTTTTTCCGTATTTCATTAAAAAAATATCGCTTTAACATTCAGTCAATTATCACTTTAGTGATGCCTAATATCGTTTTGGCGATTGATCCAAGCAATCGCTTTAGCTATTATCACTCCATCGAAACGAAACATCGACAACTGAGCGAAGTTAGCCAGCTACGAAGTGGGGATTCGGTGAGACGAACGCCGTCCACGGACTGTTCGTCCAACTTTAAGCAATGCGCATAAGGTTTAACGCTCAGCTGGCCGGCTATAAGGCAAACAAGAGGAAATCATCATGGTTCATCAGCACTACGGTACACAGACAGTAAACCGCGGCGCAGTTCAGCCGGGGATGCTCGTCAAACACAAAGACTCAACCTGGACCGCATCAGCTAACGCTCGCGGACGTTTGTATCTGCATCGCGGCGTAGAAATGACTTACACCAGAGATCTGCTGGTTGAAGTTTATCTGAACGGTCTGGGACATGGACTCAGTCACTAGCGGAGGTAGTCATGGTAGACAAGAAATGCGGTTACTGCGGCAAGCCGGTTAAACCGGAAGAAGTAATCAAAAGCACACTTCTCTATCGCAACGGCTCACAGCTGGCGCGCAAAGAGAAAGAGTATTGTTCCAAACGTTGCGCTTCGCACGATCAGATGGCCCACGAGTCCTAACGTAAAAACCCGCGCAAGGCGGTCCTGTACGTCCGGTGCTTCCGACCAAAGTTACACCGGAATTTATACAAAACCAAAAACACACCCAATGGGCGCTATCAATGGTCCGGGGATTCTAACACCCAAAAAAGAGGATCTCACATGGAATTCTTTTATGTGGTTAAAGCCACTCAGAAATCCGGAAAGCAAGATGCAGTGGTCTGGTTCACTGCAAAAACTGAGGCTCGCGCCAACCTGATGCTGGATGTTGCTCTGGAAGACGCTGGCATCGAAACGGGCCGTGGTAAGGACTACACCAAACCAATTCGCACTGATTTCCCGGTTGTTGACGGTCTGCCAAAAGAAGGTGAAGTTGATTTCACCTGGTGTGATCGTTACGAACTGGCCGAAGACCAGCGCACCTGGAATGTGAAATTGAAAGCTGATGATGCGGCACAGGAAGAAAACCACCAGACAGATAACAATGTCGTTGATGGTGAAGTCGGTACTGAAGAGCAATCTCAGCAGACAGAGCAACCGAACCTAATCGTCGTTGCCACCCTGCCATTCCGCCAGCGCGTACTGGCTCAGTTCATCGGTGATGGTGAATATCTCTATCACGTAGATGCCGTGCAGAAAAACGAGATTGTCCGCCTTGAGATGGACACCGATGACGCGTACGTCCAGAACCTGCTGCTGGCTGCTGAAAACGTAGAACCATTTAAGAAAGCACAGGAAATCGATATACACAGAGTGGTGAATGACCTCAAAAAGGCATTTCCTAATAATGGTAAAACGCCGGAACTGGGGCTGGTCATCCGCTTTTTTAGAAAATGGTTCGACACCCCTCATATTGATCGTGGCCTGCTTGTAAAAGAATGGTCAACCGGAAACCGCATCAGCAAAGTAGTGTCACCGGAAACAAAAGAGAAAAAAGAAGAGTTGCCTCCAGTTCCGGCAGAACGCTACAAACGCGCCGTTGCTCAAACAGTTTATAACCTGAATGTTGAATCCTGTATTGCCCGTATGTATCCCGACGCGGAACCTGGTTCAGTCACGATCGAACAGTTAAAAGCGGCGAAAAATCTCATCGATTCTCGGGATGATGTGCAGGCAAAAGTCATCAAAGTCATTTCTCATATTAACGACATCCTTGAATACGATGCCCTCTCCATTTTCGGCGTCACTCGCGCTATTGACTGGACTGACTGCCTGAATATCGGTCCTGTAATACTTCGAGATCAGGCGCGTAAGTGGCTGGCAGAGAACGGCATCTATTCCAACGGTAAGAAGTCGAACGGCTATAGCGAATGGGAGGAAGATCCACGCGCGGCTCGCCACTCCGAAACCCAATCTAAGGAAGAAATTGGTAAGCAACTTGCTGCTCAGCGTGGAGAGTTCGTCGAAGGTATCAGCGACCCTGACGATCCGAAATGGGTAAAAACTGAGACAAGCCAGCACTCTACAGAAACAGAACTGGTTAAAAATGTCGGCAACGGAATATTCGACGTTACGGCTTTGCTTCAAAACTCAGCAACTCATGGCACGAAAAAGGCTACGGAGACCACCAGCGATGTGCAGGTTCAAGAAACTGTCAGTGATGAAAAACAGGCTGGTGATGAAGTGCAGTCAGGCGAAAGCAGTCTGGAAACTGGTGAAGAGTCACATACCAGCCAGCAGGCCGATGTAAACCAGAATACGGATTCTGTCGCCCAAAATAGCGATTCTGTAAACCAGACTGAACCAGTTTTGGCGCAAACCGAGCCAGAAGCGCAATCTGACGAACCAGCTGTTGTTTACCCTGCTTACTTCGAGCCAGGCCGCTATGAAGGTCTGCCGAACGAGGTTTATCACGCGGCCAACGGTATCAGCTCTACCCAGGTGAAAGACGCACGTGTTTCGCTGATGTACTTCAATGCGCGCCACGTAGATAAAACCATTATCAAAGAACGCTCTTCTGTACTGGATATGGGTAACCTGGTGCATGCACTGGCGTTGCAGCCAGAGCAGCTCGATGAAGAATTTAGCGTTGAACCCATAATTCCGGAAGGCGCATTTACCACCACGGCAACGATCCGCGCGTTTATTGATGAGTACAACGCCAGCCTGCCAGCGCAACTGAGTGCAGACGACATCAAAGCTTTGTTAGAGGAATACAACGCCACTTTGCCTGCACAGGTGCCGCTGGGTGGTTCAGCCGAGGAAACCGGCCAGAGCTATATGTCGCTGCCCGAAGAGTACCAGCGTATCGAAGCGGATCAGAAACAGACCGCTGCGGCGATGAAAGCCTGCATCAAGGAATACAACGCCACTCTGCCTGCACAGGTGAAAACCAGCGGTAGCCGCGATGCATTACTCGAGCAGTTGGCAATCATCAATCCTGACCTTGTTGCACAGGAAGTGCAGAAGCAGGCGCCGCTTAAAGTGTCCGGTACCAAAGCAGATCTGATTCAGGCCGTAAAGTCTGTTAACCCGAACGCCGTCTTCGCCGACGAGCTGTTGGATGCGTGGCGCGAGAATCCGCATGGGAAAGTGCTGGTCACCCGCCAGCAACTGAGCACTGCACTGAGCATTCAGAAAGCCCTGCTCGAGCACCCGACCGCGGGCAAATTGCTGACACATCCGAGCCGCGCCGTTGAGGTGAGCTACTTTGGATTTGACGACGAAACCGGACTCGAAGTTCGTGTGCGCCCGGATCTGGAAATCGACCTGGACGGCGTGCGCATCGGTGCCGACCTGAAAACCATCAGCATGTGGAACGTTAAGCAGGAAGGTCTTCGCGCCAAACTGCACCGCGAAATCATCGACCGTGACTACCACCTGAGCGCGGCAATGTATTGCGAGACAGCTGCGCTGGACCAGTTCTTCTGGATTTTCGTCAACAAAGACGAGAACTACCACTGGATCGCCATCATCGAGGCATCAGCCGAACTGCTGGAACTGGGCATGCTCGAGTACCGCAAGGCGATGCGCGCTATCGCTACCGGCTTCGACACTGGCGAATGGCCAGCGCCGATCACCGCTGATTACACCGACGAACTGAATGACTTCGACCTGCGCCGCCTTGAAGCGCTGCGTACTCAGGCATAAGGGGAAAAGAACATGTCTACTGCAATTACTACCAACGAAAACAAGACGCAAATGATCGATAACATCTCAATTTTGACTAATGGGGAACTTTTCGACCGCCTACGCACCTTGTCGACAGTGATGGCAAATAGTGGCGCTTTTGTACCTGACCACTTCCGCGGAAAACCAGATGCCTGCATGGCTGTGGTCATGCAGGCCGCACGATGGGGTATGGACCCGTTTGCCGTAGCTCAGAAGACCCACATCGTCGGTAATAGCGGAGTATTGGGTTACGAAGCTCAACTGGTTAATGCGGTTGTTACCAACATGTCGCCTACAAAAGATCGCCTTCATTACGATTGGTTTGGCCCATGGGAAAACATCATTGGTCGATTTGTAGAGAGAACCAGTTCTAAAGGCAATAAGTACATCGCGCCTGGTTGGGATTTAAAAGATGAGGCCGGTGTAGGAATTCGGGTGTGGGCAACTATGAAAGGCGAGGATGAACCACGCGAACTGGTACTCATGCTCTCTCAGGCTCAGGTTCGTAACTCGACACTATGGGCAAGTGATCCGCGTCAGCAGCTTGCTTATCTCGCGGTAAAGCGCTGGGCTCGCTTGTACTGCCCTGATGTGATTCTCGGTGTTTACAGCGCCGATGAAGTCGAAGAACGAGAAGAAAAAGTTATTAACCCTGGCTCAGCCCAACGAACGAGCGTTGCTGAAATCGCATGTGACACCGTCACAACCACGCAAAGCGCACAGGAATCATCGGTAAATATCGACTCACTGGCTGATGATTTCCGCGAACGCATCGATGCCGCTCAGGATATTGATAGCGCAAAAGCACTGCGCGCTGATATCGAAAGCGCGAAGGCCACGCTCGGATCTGCCCTGTTCACCGAGCTGAAGAATAAGGCAGTGAAACGCTATTACTTGGTTGATTCACGTAACAAGGTTGAAGCCGCGATCAACTCCCTACCGTCTCCGGACGAACCGGATGCAGCTGAACGGTTTGGGGAAGTTGAGCGAGTTCTTGCAACGGCGAAACGTCATCTGGGCGACGAGCTGCACGATCAGTTCAGCATCATCCTGGCGGATATGAAACCGGAATACGTGGCCTAAGGGAGGCGGGAGGCTTCGCCCTCCCACTGAGGAGATGTAATGCGACTGATTAACCGAGCCAATCAGCAATCCCCGTTAGCGCGTCAGGCATGCGACATAGCACTGGCCACTCATGCAGAACGTTACGGCGACTATGGCCGCAGCAAGATGAAAGAGACGTACACGGTGAGAGTTGAAGGCGTAAAGGTCTGGGTTGAGGTAGTTAACCGTAAGGCGAGCTACGTGGCCACGGCAATGACAGGTATGCGCCGGTTGCGCGCTCTGCCAGGTCAGGTGAGTTGATAACGATATTTCATTAACAGTTTTCCGGCAGCTCTATAATAAGTTGCCGGAAGCCGGAGGTAGTATGGCCAAGCTTCTTAATCTGCTGGAATGGGCGAATTCAACTTATTCAACCCCTCCGTCTCTTTCAACACTTCGCCGCTGGGCGCGGGAGGGGCGCATTTTCCCTGCCCCGGAGCTTCACGGCAAAGAATATAAGGTTCAGCCTGACGCCATCTATGTGGATCCGAGCAAAAAGAACCTTCGTCACAAAGCAAAACACCTAGCGCTGCCAACTGGCGGCACTCTACTGGAGAGACTGACTCATGGCGAAAAGGCCAGTTCGTTACGACGCTAACCTGCCCCGTAACCTGACCTATCGTAAAAGAGACAGGCTTTATAGCTGGCGAAACCCGATTACCGGTCAAGAGTTATCTCTTGGCCGGATCGACAGAAAGGACGCCATTTCTCAAGCCATCGAAGCCAATAACTACATCGAACAGAATTACCTTCCATCAGCGCTGCTGGACCGCATAAAGGAAACACCCACATTTACGGTGAAAGCGTGGCTCGAGCGCTACGAAGTAATTCTTGAGCGAAGAGAATTGAAGCCCAACACGATGAAGGTCAGGCGCAATCAGATCGCCACTATCAGTGATGAATTCGGACGTATGCCGTTATCGGCGGTCAGCACGAAGGACGTATCTACTTTTCTGGAAAGTTACATACTCTGCGATAAGAAAAGCATGGCATCCGGGCTGCGTTCGGTGTTGTTGGATATTTTCAGGGAAGCGATTGTCGAGGGGCATATTGAAAGAAATCCGGCAGAGCCGACAAGAACGCCGACGCCCAAAGTGAAGCGTGAGCGTCTTTTGCTTGAACAGTTTGAGATAATAAGGGATGCCGCAACCGCCCATTCCGAATGGGCTGCAAATGCATGTGACCTGGCACTGGTCACCGGGCAAAGAAGAGAGGACGTATCGTTGTTCAGATTCAGCGATATCAGGGATGGAAGGTTGTTTGTCACGCAGGAAAAGACAGGTCACAAATTGGCGTTGCCACTTGATTTGCGACTGGACTCTGCTGATTTGGTACTGCAGGATGTTATCGACCGTTGTCGTAAAAACAACCCGTCAGACTTCATGATTTATTCTTCGGTAAGGCGTGGCGGTAGGAAGCCTGGTCCGTTAACTCCGGACGGAATCACTCAAGCGTTTTCCGATATCAGGGATTCTACAGAGTTAAAGTTTGGCCCCAACCCTCCTCCGTTCCATGAAATCAGGAGTTTGGCGAGTAGACTCTATGAAAGGGAGCGCGGAGAGGATTTCGCACAGAGGCTGCTGGGGCATAAAAATTTAACAATGACCAAAAAATACCTAGACGCACGTGGTGCAGAATATGTTATGGTTTAGACAGGATATGGAAATTTCGAGTAATTTTCGTGGGATTTCGTGAAAGCACCGGAAAAACCTAACGAAAACAAGAATATAAAAAGAGACCGAATACGATTCCTGTATTCGGTCCAGGGAAATGGCTCTTGGGAGAGAGCCGTGCGCTAAAAGTTGGCATTAATGCAGGCTAAGTTACCCTGCCATTTAAGAATAGATGACAGCGCCAGGTTTTCCAGTCCGCGACTAAAGAGGCCTGAAAAAAAGGACGATTGTCACACATCCAAACGTAAAAACCGCAAGTTCTCCTGAGAGAGCCTTGCGGTTTTTTATTGGAAATCAGAACGCTACATCTGACAATTAGCAGAGCTTTTCTGCACGCTCCACAAACGGTGCGAGGCTCATTTTTTCGCCCGGTTTCGCCGGGTCGTCAATCTGGATAATCTCGATTGGCTTCGCCGTAGTTTTCCCGCTCTCTACCTGCTGTCTGGCAACATCATTCAATGGGTATTGCACCAGCGTACTGGGATTGATGACATACAGCGCGTTACCCGGACGGCAGGTCAGCATCACCTCTTCCCGATTAAACGCCCACTTATCTTTGCCAACCTCAAAACGGCTGACGGTGATGACCTGTGGCGCAGCCAGCGCGGCCCCTGAACTTGCCAGTAGTAATAACGAGATAATGATTTTTTTCAT